TATCTTCTAGGTTATCCGCTATCTCTTGTAGTCTTGTAGGGTCTGATGATGTGTAATCATGAGCGTCTGGCAATTCACCTAGTTTATAGAATTGACCTGTACTCTTATCAAAGTATCATGCATCTTGGTATTTGCTTCCACTTACATATTGATAAGATGGAGACTTTGATTTATCTTCTCAGTACGTTTTTAATCACTGATTGATAGCATCTATAAGAGCATCTACTTCTGTGAGTTGGTTATCTAGTTTTCACTGAGCAACTAATAAGCTGTTCTGTGCAGTTCTCAACTGATTTTGTAGCTCTTTAGATTGCTGAGATATATAAGCACTAACCAAATCTTCTGGTGCTTCACTTCATAATCTAGCTCTAGCAGTATCTGATATAGTCCATATGCTATTCTGTATCTTATTTATTTCTCATTCTATGTTTTCTATTTCATCTTTATTGGCTTGGATTAATGGGTTTTGAAGCATAGAAGCAACTATAGATACATAGGCAGCAGTATCTCATCATAGTCCCTCTATCTTTTTGTATAGGCTTTCATTGTATTGTTTAATAACACTGGCATTCTTTGCATACTCATCTGTGAAATTATATTTAGTGTAGTTGCTATTTGTCTCTGATTTAGTTAATCCATTATAGATTCAGCTTCAAACTGAGTTGATATCATCTACGGCTGTTTGATTATCTAGGATACCTTGTACTTGTGCATATAAAGCAGGTGAATAGTTTTTAAGGTCTATCATGCTTTGCCCTACTGGGTTTATGCTATTGTTTGATACGGCACTTGCAATCTGTTCTGGTGTCATCCCAGATAGAGATTGATAATCCTTGTATCTATTATAAGCTGCAGTAGCTGCTGCTCATGTACCTCCTAGCGTTTGTCAGTTAATAAGCTGAGAAAGGAAATAGTCAGTATTATTTACATCGTTGTAGTCCTTTCCTTGACTTTGATTCATAGTATAATCATACCAATTCTTCATAGTCTCTCTTTCTGTATCGCTTCTTCAAGAATAATTATAGTTGAAGTTCTGCGCAAAAGTATTCCAGTCTTGGAATCTGCTAGGGTCTTGTTGATAAGCTTGGTTTAGATTGTTTACTATCTGCTCTTGCCTATCAGCACTTGTATCTCAGTATTTCCAATTACCCAAGTTTGTACCTTGGTTTTGGTTGCTTCATTGGTTTAGAGATGCATTATAATTGTCTATCCAAGTCTTCCCCTGTTGGTTAACTTTTTCATACACTTTAGTCTGTTGCTCTGGCGTGAGCCCCTTATAAGCATCTATAAATTGTTGTTCTGTTGCTGCCATTTAGTTATTAATTTATAAATTAAAGATTTGCTAGTTCTGAATATGGTACTGCCTCTATACTCTTACCGTTTTCTCATACCACCAATACATAACCAGCCTTATCTGACAATGTTTTCTTTGTCTCCAAAAACGTATCTGCTATGTCTAGGAATGAGATGTTTGGGACTTCTTGAACAAGTCATGATGTATTCTGTTTGAGAAATCACTCACCTCTTTCATCCTCAAAATGTTCATTACTAGAAACTCTTTCAAAAGCAGCATCGCTTGTGACTATTAGATTATCTGTCCTTTCTACATTATCTATACTTTCTCATGTAGTCATAATAAGTTAGGCTATGCTCAAATAAAATAGGTGTTTTTGTATTATTATTTGTGGATAAATCAAATCTATATTCAAGTAAATTCCATGTCTTATTGAATGGTATTACTAACATATCTTCTAGCTGTATTCCGTTACCATTCTCTAATAGGATTAAATCATTGATTGAACTTTCTTTTGCTAGAAGATTAACATCTGTTTTAGATGGAGTTGTTGGCACTACAATATCATAACAATTAGTAGTATCTGTTAGCTTTTTTATTAGATAGAAGTTATCTTTATCGTATGTAAAAGTATCTCTGTCATATCTATAGCTTAGTTCCATACTTGTACCTATTGGCATGTTGTATGTAATTGTGGCTTGGTCATTCTTTTTGAAAAGCCCAGCACATCAACCATCAAACACTCTACCAATTATATATCAGCTAGGTTGGTACTTCGCAGGATGGAAGCTCATATCATAGTATCTCTCCGTGTATCTGTTAGTAGAAGAGTTATATACACATGCATAAAGATATTCTCAGAACTTAAACATGTTTGTAACTCTCTCGTTGCTTGCTAGTGGGAATTCACAACATCATCACCACAACCATCCGTTGTATTCAGTGAATGTCCATATTCAGTCTTGCATAGCCGCGAACAACACTCAGTCTGCTGATTTAATGTTTGGACTAGAGGCTGTAAATATTTTCTCACCTCACCGCGTTTCAGTCCATCTGATATCAACCTTGCTATATCATTGTATCTTAGTAAGCTTGTATTCTCATTCTTGCACCGTAAAGATTGCATAATCATATCACTGGTCTGAAGCAACTTGTCAGTTATTTAGGGCTAATCATTTTAATGAAACAGTCTGTACCAATCATGTATACTCAACATCAAATGTACCTTTGGCATAGTGTATTTTAGAGTTAATTCAGTTAGATACATATATCTTAAGATAGTTTCACTCCTGTGTGAGTCAGAAAATTGTATAAGATAAATCAAAGAATCTAATACCCTTGATTACTTCTGTTCATGTCTCAGTACTTATTCTCCATAGCACATTACCGTTTCAGATTAATAGAAAAGTGTTGGCATAATTTAACACTACATGCGTTGATGCAAGTCTATATCATGCATTATAATATGTAGGGAAATCGCTTGTAAGGTTAGTATATGACCATGTTGTTGGATTTACTTTAACAACTCATCATTGTCAAATGATATAGATATTGTTTCAGAACTCTATTCAACTAGGTGCTGTATATTGCTGTACTCATGTATCACATTTCTGCGTTCATTCATCATCATATATCTTACCAGCAGAATCTACATAATAAAGTTTTTCTCAACATGTGAAGTAAGTAAAAGGAGATGTCTTTGTAGAGACATTTGTTTGTCATCAAGCTAAACAAACTCAGTTCTTCATGTTCCTTGTGTTTACTCAATATCAATACTGATACTGAGAAGCATATCAGGTTTGCCTATCTTGTGATGCTCATCTATACCAACTGTTCTCTAAATATTGTTTTAGTGTTGCCATGGATTAGTTCATTAATCATCTTAAATTAGGTGTGTGATATCTTGTTGGCTGGATATATCTATCTGAAAGCTCTGCCAACATATCATTCATTGCCTGATAATAATCTTGTTTATACATCAAAACATTCTTCACATCATTAACTGCCTTTGCATTATCCCAGCTCATTCACATTAAGATAACATGTATATACTGCCGTGGGATTGTTAAGTCATCCTCTGTATCTGTTGCTGATACATCTGGTGTATTGGTAGCGTATCTAATGCGTAGTCATCATTCTACATCTTCTTTAGGTGTAGGATATAATGTTATTCTGCTCTTTCATTCAAACTTAAAGCGAGGTCTCCATGTAGAATTATGTGTAGAGTAAAACTCTAATGGAAGTTCTACATCTCCATCTGGGAACTCATCAGCCTTAGCAAATTTACCATTACCATTATAGTCTATAGATAACTCTAAGAGTTTTCTAAGTTCAGGATAATCTGGTAGCGTACTTCATTGACTACTTCATGTAGGCAAATCATAAGTTGCTTGACCAGCCACCAAGTCCATATCCATATACTCATCAAAATAGTTATCCATAATGAAAGTGGCTATCTTTCATTCTATCTCATGATAACGTCTGTTGAACCATACCAATGCTACGTTTGCATCTAGGTCTGTTGCATTCCTAGCATTGTCGTTCATCCAGTCTGATATATAACTTCATATTGCTTTTGCCATTGTTTGATGTTTGAAAAGTAAATACTTCTTTTAAGATACATCTATCGCAACAGACATATCTTAAAAGGGGGTACTAACTAGTACCCCTCTTATACTACCAAGAGTAGCTTAAGCTTGAAGCAGATTCAATTCTAACAAGAGCATCTTGTTGTAAGATGATTGCGTTGAATGCAACTTTAGCTCAAACATATCTTCTTTGTGCTAATGGGTCAGATTTAGAAGCACCATCACCTACCATGTAGCTTCTTAGTCCTTGTAAATCAGCAACTCCATATGCACCTTTTCACATTACGTATGTAGGATATACAGTAACTGTAGAAGCAAATGTTTGGATGAAAGAAGAAGATACAACTCTAACGTTGAAAATCTTTCCAATTTCACCTTTAACTAATTGAGCTCTTCCAGCTTCAGTATATTTAGACAAATCCATGAATCCTCCAGCAGCAGTTCCTGTTTGTAGGTCAAAGATTACATTAGGATGTGCAACAGCAATGTATCCGTCTCAGAATACTGGTGCAGCTTTTGTTGACAAGAAAGCGTTAGCTTTAGCCAAGTCAGTTGCAGTCAATAAATCTGTAGCAGCGATAGATGCTCTTGTTGTAGCAGCACCTGCATAGATAACGTTAGTTCCAGCAGCAAGTACTCCTTGGATAACTTCATCTATAATACGTGCCATGTTTTCTCCAATAACTTTAAGAGCATTAGATACCATAGGAACTGGTGATACATCTTCAAGAATATCTGAGATGATTGCATACATACCATATTGGTTTGCATTCAAAGAGATAGTCGTGAAAGTAATAGCAGTATCGTCTGGTGTTACTCATTCAGTCAATGAAGCGTTAGCAGGTGTAACAGTTAATTTGTTACATCTAGTCCAAGCCAATGTGTTGTAACCTGCAGGTCGTGCTGGTTTTTCTCACATGTCGTAGAACCTTAAGTTAGGTTCAAAGTTTTCTAACACAGTTCTGTCTAACCATGTTTGTAATAACTGTCCACTAGCGTTAACTGAAGCAGTTGTAGTATCGTTAGTAGTAGTTTGTAAATTGTTACTCCAAATAGCCATTTTATAAAAGTTGGTTAAAGAATTAAATCAGTCCCAACTCCTCTACTTTCTTTTGTAACTTATCTAAAGGCATCTTCTTTGGGTCATCATTCTTTTGTTCCTCTTTTCAGTCATAAGACTTTCAAGGGATTGAATAGTTACCACTGAGTTTGTTTTTAGTTTGTTCATCTAGTAGCCTTGTTGGGTCTATCTTGCTTAATACAAGATATTTAATGTCCTCAACATCTAAGTCCTTATGTGCATTTGCATAAGAGATTAGTTCGTCTTTGACATCTGCAAGGTCTGGATTATCAAGCAAGAATTTAGCCATCTCAGATTCTCTATTGCTATCAAGATTTTTGTTAGAGTTGTTTAGTTCTCTTTCAATAATCTTGCTATTGAATGAAGCGTCTTGGATAGCTTCTTCCTTTTTCTCTACATCCACCTCACCATCTGAGTTCTTGAACTCAGAATCCAACTCTCATGAACGAAGTTTTCTAACCAATTCTTTAGACTCTTCTAACTCAGTCTTAAGCCTGTCGTTCTCTTGTCTAAGCTCACTCCTTTGATGTAAAAGTTTTTTGATAGATTCTGGTGTCTTTTTTTGTTCTGGCTCACCTTTCTCCTCTTCTGGTTTCTGTTCCCCCTCTTCCTTTGGTGACTCATGTTGTGCCTCTGGGGTTTCCTCTTTAGGCTCTTCTTTAGGCTCTTCAGGTTGTGGGTTTTCTGTGTCCATCTGGCTTGTAGGTATGCCAGCCACCATCTTCTCTAACTCATCTAAAGGCATTGAGTTGAAATCGGTCTGTTCGGTCATTTTGAATTGTATAGATAGATAAATGTGTCATCTCTGACGTGCAATTTTATTATGTGGAGTTGCAATCCACGCGGATTAGCCGTCGCTAACCTCTATAGAGATGGGGTGGAGACCGACCACCGCCCCATCTGTATATAAGCTAACTCATACCATCAATGATATCTTTAACGGTCTCATACAATTTATCTCATGCAGTCTCATCTTCTGCTAATCACTTTAATGTCTCTGGGAGGTCTAACATCTTCTGGTAAACTTCCCTCATCTTTATGAGGACAACTGCTCAGTTCGTAGGCTTCTCTATGTATCAGCTCTTTGAATTAAACAGATGTTCCTCAACGATGGCTTTATTTGCTTTCAGATATTCCTCTAAGACTTTCCAATACTTACTAGTTGTAAGTTCGTATAGTTGTTTATCAAGCGTTTGCATTTTTTAGTTTAAGTTCTAAAACCTTTAATTGTGCTTCATACAGCTCTTTCTTCTCAGGGTCGGTTTCTACTGCAAGCATCTGTTTTAGATTATCAACTCCAACTCTTAGCATCCTATCCTCTTCTTGTTTAACTTTTTCTTCTGGCAAATCAACAACAGTTGTAGTAGTTGGTAGTGGGTCTAGCTGTACATCTTCTGGCTGCTTTCAGTCTCAGTAATTAAGCCTAGCAAACTCACTATACGCTAATGCTACATTACCATGGTTATACAATATGTTTAACTTATCTTCTGGGATTCAGTATTTCTTCATTAAGAATTCTCTACTGTTCCCCGATAACTCCCACAAACCTAGACCATAGAATTCGCAGATTAGCTTTACCACCACATTCATCACCTTTTGGGTATCAAGCACTCACTTTTCTCTTAATAGTTCTGGCGTGATATCCGTAGGTTTGATTCACCATTGGAGACAAGATTGTCTTATCCTGTTCCTCATATCGTTTTCAGCAACGATTGCTTTTGTAGCGTCTGTTGATTGTATTCAATCCATGTCGGTCTAATAAACAATTAAAGCTTTTCTACAAGTGAATTGTAGTATTCAACCATAATGTCTTTCTCTTTTTCGCTTAGCTCTGGCATGTTGTTTTCTGCTACATGCTTAGGAGTAAGTCCATACTTTTCTATAATTGCTTTAACTTCTGGTTCGCAGTGATACATATCAAACTTAATCATGTCTGCAGATATTACTCTGTTCTTATTAATCCATTCAAGTAATACCTCTTCTTCTTTTCCTTTGAGATTGTATTTTGAAAGGTCTCTTTCAGGACTGAGTAATTCTTCATCTCTGATTCCATAGAACTCACAGATTTTTTCTTTAGACAAAACAACCTGGGATTTCTCCTCCTTTTTTGCCTCTACTTTTTTCTCCTCTACCATCTCTACCTCTTGTTCCATTTCTTCAGGAACTATTTTCTTTTTAGCCATGGTTATTATTTAATAAGGTTTAAAACAAACTTCATTCACTCAATGCTTGACTCAATCTCTACATCTGATTTCATCAAGGCTCATTTGAGTTCGTTAATCTCAGCCCATCTAGTTGTGTACTGAGTCTTAATCATTTCTGCAGCTTTCTCATCATTGTCTGCTCTCTTAAGAAAGTCTTCATTCGTTGCTAGCTTAACATCAGGGTCTTCGTATCCATTCTCCTTAAACCATTCCTTTGTTTTCTGGATTAGTAGCTCATGTGATTTCTTAATAATGTTGTGGGCTACATAGTTCTTGGTGTATGCCTGATGTAAATCCTTTAAAGCCTCTTGGCTTAGTAGTTCATTAACATTTTCCATATCGGTCTATTTAAAGATTAAAAGGGCTGTGTTTTTAACTGGTTATCCTTTTGAATCATGTTGTTTGTTACTCAGTTCATGATTCATTGATTACCTGCCTGTCATGGCATTCATCACATTATAGCCATATCTCTAGCCTGCTGTCAGCTCTGTATATATGCCATCTTCCTCATCTCTATAGCAGCTCTAGTAGCTGGTGTATTCAATGCAGATTGGTATATAGTTAGATATGTATAATGGTCTTCATCCATACTTCAGATTTGAACTGGTATATTATTATTAAGTAGGATTACTTGCTCTTTAGCATCAAGCTCAGCTGGTGTATAAGCACATGCCTGCTCAATCTCAGCTTGGCTCATTCAGATTAAAGCACAATACTTTCTCTTCATGAACCTCTTCTCTGCTGGGCTTGCTGTTTGGTCTGCCATAATCATAGCATATAGCTGAACAAACTTATCTAAGTCTGCTCTGTTTTGGCTATCCAAATCTCACTTATTAACTATCTGGATTCTAGGGTCATTACCTCAGATGATATTCTTTCTAGTGAAGACATCTCATGCTGGACTAATTCCTCTAGTTAGTTCTACATATTTTTCATCCTTAACACTAAAGAAATGTTTATAGAACATATACCATAGTTGCCAGAATGTCTTTTCTCACCATGCATTTATCTTGTTTCCTAACACCTTATTGATATTAGCATTATCCTGTGCGATTGTAGCTTCAGATGCTGTAGTCATGTTAGGGTCTCCAACTCACTGCGTAAGTTTAGATATTCATGTATCACTCTCAGCTTGGTTGCTTAATTGTGTTTGGAAGTTATAAACATCTGGACTTAATCATTTCTCAGGCTCAATGAATAACATATTACCTATGTTCTGACCATTTCAATCTACTGGGATGTACTGTGGTCATAGAACTCATTGGCTAAGTATCTTCTTTGATTTAGTATAGATGTTCCTATCCAAGAATACTCTTCATCCTAAAGCTTGTTTAATAGCTTGGATTCTGATTAAGTTCATCATCAATGTCTGTAGCTTCTGCTTATCCTCTACGATATCGTATAGGTTAATTCCCCAAGGGTCTCAATCATGTGGCTCTCGGTAGTTTAATGCTACAGGGAACTTAACATTACAATCTATAAGTTTATCTCAGTTCAGAATTGGCTTTACATATTTCATATCTAGGATGGCATCTCTCTTATACATTATAACTTGTATAGGTTTTCATTCATACATAGTATAATGTGTATAGATTGTTGTATCCTTTTCTACTGCAGTCTTCTCATTTATATATCTAGGATTTCATTTGTCTTGTAATTGTTGTTGCTGCTGTGGAGTTAATCATGGTTGGATATCAACCTTTCTCCAGATACCTTGCTTCTGCATAGCCTTTACAGCATCAACTGGCATCTTAGTTTCAAATCACATGTAATCAAAGTTCTTTACATGTGTATGTCCTCTAGGGTCTGGATACCAAGACAATGGGTCTACTACTTGATATTTAGGATTCTTCTTCTCATCATCCCATCATGTTAACACTCTAATTCATACTCACTTTAGGAACTTATTCTTTTGGTTGATGTAATCTTCAACCTCCATATCTAAGTTATCGTAATCGTATTCGCATACTGACTGGAAATTTCTAGCTTCAATAAAATGGTACAAGTCTCTACTTGACCATTTCACTTGCAATTTGTCTTGATAATAAAGTGCTAACAAAGAGTTAGTTAGACTTCTAATGAGATTTACTTTTACCTTTTCATCTTCCGCTACTGTCTGATATAGCCAAGACCTTTCTCTGAACTGATTTCTTTTTTGAGTAGTTGCCGCTTCAGATGCTCAGAATTCCCTAAGCACTTGCGTCTTAACTTTCTCATAATCACTTCTAGCAAAGTCTTTCATACTTAGAAAATGAATTTAAAATGTTTTAATATATTCGTGATATAAATAGTTTTTTAAAAAAATCAAGAGATTTTTACTTTTCTTCTACTTATATCGCTGATTAAGATAATTTAAGCAAATCGCTACAAAATCATCTAGCCACTGTTTAGAGAATTCGTTGCTGTGTTGGTTAGAGATATCAAAGTCAAAAGAGTTCATAGGTAAACGCATTGGCGTGTACTCTTTCATTCCTTTCTCCCATATATTTATATTAGAGTCATATCAGAATCTACCAGCATCTGTACCAGCCCACATAACTACAGCTTGTTTTCAGAATGCTTTAGCAGCATGATGCAAACTACTATCACATCAGATTACTGGATATCTGGCGCATAAGCTCAGAACTAGCCTAAGGTCTGGGGTATCGCACATTTGGCAATTCATAAGAACTGGTTGTGCTCATTGTTTAATAACCTCATATAGAGTATATCATGCCATTGCCAACCTATCTGCTATGTATTGTGCATCATCTACTTTAAAGCTTCTATAAGATTTATCTGCTCAGTTCAATCACATCGTGCTTCAGAATGGTTGGAATAACACAGGTCTATCACCATTTAGATAATTGAACTTCTCATGCTCTGCTAAGAACATAATAGGGTCTGCTGGTTTTTCTAAGCCAAGTTGTTTAGCTGCGACCTTAAGCCAGTTCTCACCATCGTTAAAGAATGCTGGGTCTGTATAAGGTTCTAGTTCAATGTAATCGTTTCATCTGATTACTTGTCTAAAGAGGTCTCTATCATCTAGTCAATGGATAGATTTGATGTAGGGATTTCACCAGAATGCTAGAGGTCGTGACGCTATGACACGAACTGGTCTCTTTTTAGCGACCTCAGTGATAGCTCACTCCATAGCAATGTTTCTACCAAGACCTCAGTCTATTTTTATAACTAAAGTCTTTTCTGGTTTTGCGTCGGTTTTTTTATCGGTCATTGTATATAAGTTAAGAATAAAGGCGATTATTGATTACCATACCTCAATCATCTCAACTGACAAGAGGTTCGTTATCAAAAAAGTATTCTGTACAGGTTCTAAAGTGGCTATTCTCATCATGTACAGGCTGTCTTTGTTCTGTAGTTAGTTCTCTATTCTCTGATTTCTGTGGAT